TTGGTCATATAATACGTTATCTCTGCGTTGATTGCTGGATCAAATAACGAATAGTTACTGTCCAGTTTGAACTTTTCTTTACGATTATCACCTAGGTTTCCCAACATGTTAATCTGAAAAATTCCATAAGAGCTGTCTCCAGTTTTTATGTTGCCGTTATAAGCCATTGGGCGTCCATTAGACTCCTTTTTAGCTACGGCCCACGCCATTTTAAGGGCGCTACCCTCAAAGCCTACAGCTTTGAGAAGTTCAACCAATTCTTTATCTGTTAAAGACTCAGATGGTTTCCACACAGTATTACTGAATTGCTTCAGCGTTTCCTTGTCAAGTTGTGCTTCGGTTTTTACATCTGGTTTTACAACCAGTGCAGATGCTGATTGAATCATTTCTGGTTGACCAGTAAATAAAAACAATACAGCTACTGCTATTGCAACATAGTGATGTAAAACATCGCTAAGTTTTTCTTTTATATTCTCCATAGGCATTTCCTCCAATAGAGATAACGAACTATAAGAATACCATTAAAAAGTTTAATCTGTCAACCTAGAGTTCATGTTATATTTGTTTTAGTTAACTAATAATAAAGCTGTTTTCTTTACTTTTAATTTAATGCTCTTCCCATGCGTAAAAAAGTTTGGTAGAATAGGACTCTACTTAAATTAAATTAGACCGCTAGGCGGAGAAACAGGTACTATAAATGTCAAATACTATTGCAAACCCTTACGAAAATTTTATTGCGTTATCGCGTTACGCTAGATGGATTCCAGAAGAGAACCGTCGTGAAACGTGGGGTGAAACAGTAGATAGATATTTTGACTATATGCTGAATCACCTAAAGCAAAACCACAATTATATTCCAACTGAAAAGCTTGTAGCGGAATTAAAAGACGGTGTATTCAAAAGAAATGTCATGCCCTCAATGCGCTCCGTAATGACTTCAGGAGCAGCACTAGAACGAGATAATGTTGCAGGATACAATTGTGCTTTTTTGCCAGTTGACTCACCACGTTCATTTGATGAAACAATGTATATCCTTATGTGTGGAACGGGTGTAGGGTTTTCTGTTGAATACAAGTACATTAATAAACTTCCTGCCGTCCCAGAATCTTTAGAGAAATCAACTACAGTTATTACTGTAGAAGATTCAAAGCAAGGGTGGGCAAAAGCATATCGTGAGTTGCTAGCCCTTCTTTGGTCGGGTCAGATTCCAGCAATAGATGTTTCTAGGGTTCGTCCTGCAGGCGCAAGACTTAAGACAATGGGCGGAAGATCATCTGGCCCGCAGCCATTGGTTAACTTGTTTGATTTTACAATTGCAAAATTTAAAAATGCCGCAGGAAGAACTCTTAAGCCAATTGAATGCCATGATATTATGTGCAAGATTGGTGAAGTAGTTGTTGTAGGAGGAGTTCGTCGCTCAGCAATGATTTCTCTTTCTAACATTAATGATATTGAAATGGCACAGGCTAAATCAGGAAACTGGTGGGAGCAAAGCCCTCAGAGAGCGTTGTCTAATAATTCTGTTGCATACTCACGCAAGCCAGATATGGAGCAATTTATTGCAGAATGGAAATCTCTATATGACTCAAAGTCGGGAGAACGAGGGATATACAATGTGGCCGCAGCTCAAACCCAAGCAGCCAAATATGGAAGAAGAGATCCAGATATACACTATGGCACTAACCCGTGTTCAGAAATTATTTTACGTCCTTATCAGTTTTGCAATCTTTCAGAAGTCGTATTACGTGAAGGTGATACAAAGAAAGATATTGAACGCAAGGTAGAGCTAGCTACAATCCTTGGCACATGGCAATCTACGCTTACTGATTTTAAATATCTTAGAAAAATCTGGAAAGATAATACAGAAGAAGAACGCTTGCTGGGAGTATCTTTAACAGGACAATTTGGAAATAAGTTTATGTCAGGAAAAGAAGATCTGGTTTCCCTCGAAGCCTTTTTAATGAATCTTCGTGAATCAGCAAGAGAAGCAAATAAAAAAGAAGCAGGAAAAATTGGAATTCCCGAGTCTGCAGCTATTACATGTGTAAAGCCATCTGGAACTGTTTCCCAATTAGTTGGAGTGTCTTCTGGCATGCATGCGTGGCACTCTCCATACTACATTAGAACTGTTCGTGGTTCTAAGGGGGATCCTATTTCTGTATTTCTTAAAGAAGTTGGAATTCCAGTAGAAGATGATGTAATGAAGCCAAATGAAACTTATGTTTTTTCTTTTCCAGTAAAGGCACCAGAAGGTGCAATTGTTAGAAATGATTTGACAGCTATTGAGCACCTTAATATTTGGTTGGTTTACCAACGTGCATGGTGTGAGCATAAGCCATCTATTACAGTTTCTGTAAAAGAAGATGAGTGGATGGAAGTTGGCGCCTGGGTGTACAAGCATTTTGATGAAGTGTCTGGAATTTCATTTCTACCACATTCAGATCACTCTTATAAGCAAGCTCCTTATCAAGAAGTAAGCAAGGAGGAGTACGAGGCCCTTGTTGCAAAGATGCCAAAGGAAATTCGCTGGGAAGATCTATCTTTTTATGAAACAGAAGATGGAACTTCAACAAATGCTACTCTTGCTTGCAGCTCTGACGGCAATTGTGAATTGGTAGATATTAGCGCATAGTGGTACAATAATAGAATTGGGCTAAAGCCCAAAATTCCTAGGCTACCCGCCTAGAAATAAGGAGGATCAAAAATGGCAAAAGCTAAAGAAGATCTTAATGGAGATGGAAAGGTTACAATGCAAGAGAAAATTCTAGCAGCACTAGCAAGTTATGGACGTCATTTTTTAGGAGCAGCAATTGCCCTATATATGACTGGCAACACTAGTCCAAGAGACCTACTATTGGGCGGATTTGCTGCCACAGCACCCGTAATTTTGAAAGCACTTAATCCAAACGAACCATCGTTCGGTTTCACAAACAAGTAAATATAGTCGATTAGAAATACTCCTGTGCTAAAATTAGTACAGGAGTATTCCTATTTAGGAGACTATGGCAAATGGCAGGACAAAAGAATTTCGAAGTAGATCAGAATGCAACATTTAGCTTTGTAGTAGAATATAAAGACGACAATGGTAATGCGATTGATCTCACTGGCGCATCTGCAAAAATGCAGGTTCGTGATGTAAAAGGTGGAACAAAGCTAGCAGTAACTTTAACATCTCCAAGCGGCGGTATAGTAATAAACGGCCCACTTGGAAAAGTAACTGTAACACTTACACCAACTCAAACAAATAAACTCTTTTACCCAAAGTCTGTATATGACATCATGGTCGTAGATTCTAATGCGAATAAAATAAAACTCCTTGAAGGGTTTATAACCCTAAATAGGTCGGTGACCATATAATGGTAGAATCCGTAGTTGTTAAAGAACAAATAAACAAAGTCATAATTTCTTCACCTGGACCACAAGGCCCAAGAGGAAGAACTATTCTAAATGGATCTGGAGATCCTGCAGCAAATTTAGGACTTACTGGAGATTTTTATTACGACACGGTATCTTCTGCTTTTCACGGACCAAAAGTTTCTGATTTAACATGGTCAGGATCTACTAAAATATTTTTAACAAATAATACATTAGCTTATTCTTGGGAGCTCGCTCAGGTCACTGGGCCAACCCTAGGTGTGTATTCTGTTGTTATTAGCCATGGGCTTGGGTATCAACCAAACGTTACAGTTAAATCAAGCGCAGGAGATATTTTAGAAACTGGAATAGATTACAATAGTAATAACCAAATAACACTGACAATGGCTCAACCATTTTCAGGGACAGCATACCTGTCATAAGGAGATAGCAAATGGCAAGAAAATTTTTAGTTAGCGTTGATCTCAACAAGAATGAGTTGCTCAATGCTAGAATCCAAAACTTAGGTTCAGCACCTTCAAATCCAGTAGTTGGACAGATTTACTACGATACATCAAATAACACAATGTATTACTATAATGGACTATCATCACCTAATGGTCCATGGATGCCAATGTCTGGCTCTACAGAAGTTATACAAGATGTAATCGGTTCATCTATTGTTGGCGGAGTTGGCTTAACAGCAACATACGGAGACCCAGCTGGAACAACAACAATTGATTTAGACGATACCGCTGTAACTGCTGGTTCATATGGATCAACAACAGCAATTCCTACATTTACAGTTGACGCTCAAGGTCGTTTAACTGCAGCAGGAACAGTTAGCGTAGCAACTAATCTTTCAGTTGCTGGAGACACTGGAACAGACACAGTCGATCTTCTTACAGACACTCTTACAGTATCTGGCGGAGAAGGAATTGATGTAGCGGTAACAAATAACACAATTACGGTATCTGCAGAAGATGCAACTTATACAAATAAGGGTGTTGCTTCATTTAATTCAACAGATTTTACAGTTACAGCAGGAGCAGTATCTCTCAATAAAGATCCAGTAATTACACTTTCAGGAGATGTAACTGGTTCTGCAACAATGACCAATTTGGGAGACGTAACAATATCAACCACAATTGAGCCAAACTCAATTGCCCTTGGAACAGATACAACTGGAGATTATGTAGCAACAATTGTTGGCACAGCCAATGAAGTTACTGTTTCTCCAAATAGCGGAGAGTCAGCAGCCGTAACAATTGGATTGCCAGATGACGTAACAATTACTAATAATTTAACAGTTGGCGGTAATTTGAATGTAACTGGAACAATTAACTCAGTAAATACTACTCAGGTAAATATTGTTGACAATAAGATTAACCTAAATACCGATTTTGCAGGAGCACCAACAGTAGATGCTGGAATCCGTGTAGAACGAGGAACATCTGCAGATGCAGAAATATTGTGGAATGAAACATCAGATCAGTGGACACTAACTAATGATGGAACAAATTATCATGAGATAACAAGAAAGTATAAGACAACTCTTAATACTTCAGCAACATCTTATACAGTAACTCACAATTTAGGAACAAAAGATGTTGTGACTGCTATATATGAAGTTGCTTCTCCATATGCACAAATTGAGGCAGATATTGAGCATACATCAGATTCAGTTGTAACTATTAGATTTGCAGTTGCACCAGCAATTGGAGAATATAGAGTAGTTGTAATAGGATAAGGATTTCAAATGGCCAAAAAGTTTAAGTCATTATTAAATCTGCTTACACTTCCAGAAGATCCTATAATTGGATCAACTGGAGATGTGTATTTTAATGTAACAAGCAAAAACATTAAGATATACAATGGTGCAGTGTGGGTTGACTTAACTCCTGGCTCTACCGATCCCGCTCCATTTTATATGCACACTCACTCTTATGATGGAAATGTACATACAGTTAATTTACAAGAAACAATTGATTTTTCTGATATTAACAATAACGCAGGAGTTGTAGAAACAAGTCCTGCTATAATAGGCATAGACGGTGGTACTCCAACATCATCGTATACAAATGCAAGTTACACGCAGTTAACATTGTTGGATGGAGGCCAAATTGGCGACTAATTATCCTACATCAAAAGATAACTTTACTAATCCTGCCGCAACTGAATCAATGGAAGGCCATGCGTCTCTGCATGGCAACGTCAATGATGCAATTGAAGCAATTGAAAACAAGCTAGGCGTAAACGGATCATCAGATGTAAATTCAATAGACTATAAGGTTTCTCAGCTAGAAACAAACTTAGCTAACCTTGATGCAGAAAACGCTTCAGAACTTTTGGGGCTAGATGGCAATAATGATTTAACTATAAACGGTATAGAGAACAAAACAACTATTGATTCGTTTTCTAAAAATGTTTACAAAACAGTTGAGTATAAAATTCAGATTGATAAGCAGGTTGGAAACTTAACTACAAGCTCAACAGTACTGATTCTAAACGATGGAGCAAATGTCTACATGTCCGAATCTAATGTTATTTCAAATACAAATGATGTTTTGGGTAATATAACTTTTGAAGAAAATAGCGGTATAATAAGTCTATGTGTTGCGCCGATATCAGGCTCCATAAGAGTAAGATATTCTAGAACAGCACTAAAAGCATAAAAAGCAGTAAAAGGGAGTCATATCAATGGCAACAGTAAATAAGAATTTTAGAGTTAAAAATGGTCTTATCGTTGAAGGTGGTTCAGCCACCGTCAATGGTTTTGATGTATTAACAAAGGCACAAGCGGACCAAGACTACATTGTTAGTATTATTGGTGGTACAGCAACCTCAGCCAATACAGCTAATACTGTTGTAAAAAGAGATGCCAACGGAAATTTTGCTGCAGGAACAATTACTGCAACATTTACGGGTAACCTTACTGGTAACGTAACTGGTGATGTAACTGGTAACGTAAGCGGTCAAGCTGGAACAGTATCAAGCCTTTCAGGACATAGTTCAGACGAGATCTCAGAAGGATCAACAAATAAATATTACACAGATGAAAGAGCTCAAGATGCTATAGGTAATTCTTTAGGTACTGGTCTTTCATACAATGATACAACAGGTGCAATATCTGTAACTGCAAATACTTATGATGCATACGGTGCAGCTTCAGCAGCACAGACTGCAGCAGCAACAGATGCTACTACAAAGGCTAACGCAGCCCAGGCAGCAGCAGAGGCCACAGCAGCAGCAGATGCTACTACAAAAGCTAACGCAGCCCAGGCAGCAGCAATTTCAGCAGCAGCAACAGCAGCAAACTCAGCATTAACCTCTGCAATTTCAACAGAAGTTTCAAACCGAAATACAGCAATTTCAACAGCGGTAGATAACCTTGTTGCAGGAGCACCAAATTTACTTAACACACTTGATGAATTAGCAGCAGCAATTGCAGACGATGCAAACTACGCAACAACTATGACATCAGCTTTGGCGACAAAGGCTCCTCTTGCTTCACCAGCACTTACTGGTGTGCCAACAGCACCTACTGCAGCAGCAAACACTGACACAACTCAGATTGCAACTACAGCATTCGCAAAAGCAGAAGCAGATGCAGCTCAAGCAGCAGCAGAAGCCACAGCAGCAGCAGATGCTACTACAAAAGCTAATGCAGCTCAGTCAGCAGCAACAACTGCAGCAGCAACAGATGCTACTACAAAAGCTAATGCAGCTCAGTCAGCAGCAACTACAGCAGCAGCAACAGATGCTACTACAAAAGCTAACGCAGCTCAGGCAGCAGCAGAGGCTACAGCAGCATCAGCACTTACTGCAGTAAAGAATGGTACTACAAAGTTTACAGCAGTAAACGTAAATGACCTGGTTTCACAACGGGCAGCCCAGGCAGTTCTTGCTTCAATAGCAACAGGCTCTTCTGTAATGTCATGGGCTAAGTCAGACTATCCAACAGCTAAATTGTGGGTAAAGTTTGCAACAGCAACACATTCACAAATTTCAGAAATTCTACTAACTACAGACTCATCAAATAACATAGCAATTACTGATTTTGCTGAGACTGGCACAAATGGTTCCCTTGGAACAATTACTGCCTCATATGTGGCGGGAAACATTGGAATAGAAGTAAATACTGTTTATGCAAATACAACAGTAACCGTAGTAGCAACACTTATTAAATAATTAAATAACAAGGTTATGGGGTTCCTTTTAAAAACCCCACCAAAACACTTAGGGGATATGTGAACTTAAATGGCAACAGAAAATAAGAATTTTAAAGTAAAGAACGGACTCAATGTAGCAGGTACTGCCACATTTGGGTCTAATGTCGTTTTAGGCGAAACACCCCTTAGATTTGATACAGCAACAAATAAGCTACAAATTCAGCTAAATGGGACATGGACCCCAATAGCTTTTAATTCAGATATACCAGATCCAGCTTCACAAATTAGCTTTATGGACATCGGATTGGCCATTGATTATAACGGAGAACCAATCTACACAGTGCAGGCAAATGGAGTTACTCCTGAAGTAACAAGCAAGTTTGTAGATGGTGGATCTCCATCTTCTACAGATGCCGATGTTTCTATGGTTTTTGACTCTGGAGTCATATCTTAAAGCAATAAATGATACAATAAGCAGTATAAATAAAATATATAAGGGGTAACAAAATGGCAACAGTAAGATTACAATTAAGAAGAGGCGAAGCAGATCAATGGGTTGCCGCCAACCCAACACTAGCACCAGGAGAAATTGGTATTGAAACAGATACTAATACATTTAAATTTGGAGATGGAAGCACCCCTTGGAATTCACTAAGCTATGCTCTCTCACAAACAGTAGACGATTATATTCTTTTAAGCACTAAAGGTGTTGCAAATGGTGTTGCGTCATTAGACTCATCAGGATTTATTCCATCAGCACAGCTACCCCCATTAGCAAAAGTTACAGTTTCTTCAGCAGCAAATCAAGCTGCACGTTTGGCTTTAACCGCAGAACCTGGCGATATTGCAATCCAGTCAGACAATGGAACAACATATGTACTTGCCTCTTCCCCTGCAAGCACAAATGGCAACTGGAGAGAAATATCCGCTACAGCAGCAATCTCAGCAGCAATTGCTACTCACGAAGCAGATACAACAAGCGTACACGGAATTGCTGACACTTCGCTTCTAGCAACTACAGCAAACGTAGCAACTGCTAAATCAGAAGCAATTTCTGCAGCCGCTACTGCAGCAGGAACCGCACTTTCAACTCACGATGTTGACACAACAGGAGTACACGGCATTGCAGATACAGCAGAGCTTGCTACAAAAACATATGCAAATTCAGCAGTGACAACCGCAGTATCTGCCCTTACAAAATCTTCAGTTGGGCTTTCAAATGTAGATAATACTTCAGACTTATCTAAGCCAGTTTCTTCTGCCACACTTACAGCGTTAGACTTAAAAGCACCACTATCTTCACCAGCTCTTACTGGCGATGCAACTGCAGTTAATTTAACTCTTTCTGGAAATTTGACAGTAAATGGAACAACTTCAACTATTAATTCAACTACACTTACAGTTCAAGATAAAGATATTGTTTTGGGACAGACATCAAGCCCAACAGATGCCGCTGCAGATAACGGCGGAATTATATTAAAGGGAACAACTGATAAATCAATCAAATATAGCGTTGCAAAATCAGCATGGGATGTTTCAGAAAATATTAATATCCCTGCAGATAAATCTATTAAAATAAACAACATTGAAGTATTAACATTGACTACTATTTTTGGAAAAAGCCTTCCAGATGTAGTCGTTGGAACAACAGAAACTCAAAATCTTACAAATAAAACTTTGAACTCGCCAATAATTAACACACCTACTGGTATTACAAAATCAGATGTTGGACTTTCAAATGTAGACAATACAGCTGATTCTGCAAAGCCAGTTTCAACTGCTGCTCAGTCAGCTCTTGATCTAAAGGCCCCACTAGCCTCACCAACATTTACAGGAACAGTAACTCTTCCAGTCGGAACAGTTACATCTGGAATGATTGCCGACGGATCAATCATGAATGCAGATATTAATGCAGCCGCAGAAATTGCTACATCAAAGATTGCAGGCCTCGACACAGCGCTTGGGCTAAAGGCCCCGCTAGCCTCACCTACATTTACAGGAACCGTAACTCTTCCAGCTGGAACAGTTACATCTGGAATGATTGCCGACGGAGCAATTCTAGATTCAGACATTAGCGGAGCAGCAGCAATTGCAACATCTAAGATCTCAGGCCTCGACACAGCTCTTGACCTAAAGGCTCCACTAGCCTCACCAACATTTACTGGTACAGTATCTGGTATTACAAAGTCTATGGTTGGACTAGGGTCTGTTGATAACACAACAGATGCAGAAAAGCCAGTTTCAACTGCTGCTCAGTCAGCTCTTGATCTAAAGGCCCCACTAGCCTCACCAACATTTACTGGTACAGTGTCTGGTATTACAAAGGCAATGGTAGGCTTAACAAACGCTAACGACACTTCAGATTTAGCTAAACCAATTTCTACTGCTACTCAAGCAGCCTTGGATCTAAAAGCACCGCTAAATTCTCCAACATTTACTGGCACGGTTGTATTGCCTTCAACAACATCAATAGGCTTAGTTGATTTATCAGAGCTTGGATATGTAAATGGAGTTACATCATCTATTCAGACTCAGATTGATAGCAAAGCCCCTCTAGCCTCACCAACATTTACAGGTACAGTAACTCTTCCATCTGGAACAGTTACATCTGGAATGATTGCTGACGGAGCAGTTGCAACAGCAGATGTTGCAGATTTAGCAATATCAACTGGTAAAATTGCAGATGCAGCAGTTACTACTGCTAAAATTGCAGATGATTCAATTACATCAGCAAAAATTGTTTCTGGCACAATTGTTAATAGCGATATTAATGCATCAGCAGCAATTGACTGGACTAAACTTGCAATATCTTCAACAGTTGATTCAACTGAAATTGGATATGTTAATGGAGTAACTTCAGCAATTCAAACTCAGCTTACAGCAGGGGTAACAGCGCTTTCAACACACGAAGCCGATACAACAAATATTCACGGAATTGCAGACACTAGTTTGCTTGTTACAACAACTGGCACACAAACCCTAACTAATAAGACAATTACTTCTCCATCGGGATTAGTAAAAGCAGATGTCGGCCTTGCTAATGTTGATAATACAGCAGACTCAGCAAAGCCAGTTTCAACAGCACAGGCTACCGCAATTGCAACTGCAAAAGCAGAAGCAATCTCAGATGCAACATCGCAAGTAAACGCACTGCTATCTGGTGCGCCAGCAGCATTAAACACACTTGATGAGCTTGCTGCAGCACTTGGTGATGACGCAAACTTTGCGGCATCAGTAACAACTAGCCTTGGACTTAAGGTAGATTCCTTAACACCAATTTCACAAAAGACAGCATCATACACACTTTCATCATTAACTGAAAGAGATGATCTAATTGAAATGGGTTCAGCATCACCAATTACCCTTACAATTCCAACAGATGCTACACTAAATTATCCAATTGGAACATCAATTGATATTCTTCAAACTGGAGCGGGACAAGTAACAATTGCCCCAGTATCTGGAACAGTTACAGTAAATGCAACACCTGGCTTGAAGCTTCGCACAACTTGGTCATCTGCAACTCTCTTAAAGAGAGCAGCAAATACATGGGTTGTCTTTGGAGACTTGACAGCGTAATACAAATATTTAATAAGAAATGGGAGATTAAGAATGGCATCAGGCAAGAGAATAGGTAAAAAGTCCCAAGCGTCAAATGACTTCTTGGAGCCATTAGCACCAACAGGTGTTGTTGGAACAAACGTTGGAACAGGAAGAGCATTTAATGACGGTGCCGTATCTGTAGCGTTTTCTTTACCAGCCCTTTCTCCTAATGCCACTTCTTTTACAGTAACAGCAAGCACAGGACAGACAGCAAGTGGAGCAGCATCTCCCTTGACAGTAACTGGAATTGCTTCAGGAGCAACTCCAACATTTACAGTAACAGCAACTAATGCTGCAGGAACTTCTGCTGCATCTGCTGCTTCTGCTGCAGTAACCGTAACAACAGTTCCACAAGCACCAACCGTAACAGCGGTTAACGTAGGAACAGGCCGCCCATATAACAATGGTGCAGCTACTATTACAATAACAGGTGGATCAAATGGTGGTTCTGCAATTGGTGGCTTTACTGCTACATCGAGCCCAGGTTCTTTTACTGCTTCTAGCGGTTCTCCACTAACCGTAACGGGACTTGCATCAGCAACAGCTTATACTTTCAGCGTAACAGCAACAAACGCTAACGGAACTTCAACATCTACAACATCAAACTCGATTACAGCAACTACAGTTCCACAGGCACCTACAGTAACAGTAGCAGACGTAGGAACAGCACGACCATATAATAATGGTGCAGCTACTATTACAGCAACAGGCGGGGCAACTGGTGGTTCTGCAATCACATCTTACACTGCTACATCTGGCTCCTTTTCAGGGTCTGGATCTTCTCCAGTAACTGTTCAATCTCTTCTTTCAGCAACCTCTTATGCTTTTACCGTAACAGCAACAAATGCCAACGGAACTTCAGCAGCTACAACATCGTCATCAATTACAGCAACTACAGTTCCTCAAGCCCCACAATCACTCACTGCAACTGCTGGTGTTAATCAAAATACAATTAACTGGCAAATAGGAGCTTCTGGAGGATCTGCATTAACACGACATAATGTTACTGGATCAGATGGATCTTCATCTGGAGATTTAGCGGCTAATGCAACTTCTGTAGTTATTGCTGATACAGCAAATACTTCTCAAACATATTCAGCTACAGCAACTAATGCTAATGGAACTTCCTTGGCTTCAAATAATAGTGCTAATATTACTACCATAGCACCGTTCTTCCCATTCTTCCCGCCGTTCTTCCCACCGTTCTTCCCGTTCTTCCCACCGTTCTTCCCACCATTCTTCCCACCGTTCTTCCCACCGTTCTTCCCGTTCTTCCCACCATTCTTCCCACCGTTCTTCCCACCGTTCTTCCCACCGTTCTTCCCATTCTTCCCACCGTTCTTCCCACCATTCTTCCCACCGTTCTTCCCACCGTTCTTCCCACCATACTTCCCATTCTTTAAGGGCCCGTCCTTCCCATTCTTCCCACTATTCGGACCGTTCTTCCCACCATCATTCGGACCGTTCTTCCCATCATTCGGACCGTTCTTCCCATCATTCGGACCGTTCTTCCCACCGTTCTTCCCATCATTCGGTGGCTGGGGCGGATACTAATCAATTGTAAATTTATGATTATAAATACTTTTCTTTTCTAGAAAAGTATGATAAGATTGCATAGTCGAAATGAGATAATATGGAATGGTACGACCTACCAAGAATTGAAAAAACAAGTTCAAGAGTTGAGTCAAAAAAAATTGACGATAATATACTTGTTGAGAACCTAGACTACGGCATAAACCTTTATAGAAATGCAATAAGTCAAGAAGACTGTCAAAGAGTAATCACTATGCTTGAAGAAGAAATATCTTTAGGCAAAAACGGAATTCAATGGCATGGCGCAAAAGTTAATGGAAAAGAAAGAACTACTCACGCTAGAAATTGCTATGATTTAAAATTTAAAAAAGATCAGCTGGGTAAATATATTTCTGACAGCGATGTTTTAAAAGAATGCTACGATATTGTTGATGTAGGTTTAAATAAATCATTAAGACATTATGAATCAGTGTGGAATTTTACCATTAACTATAAAGAAGCATTCAACTTTGTAAAGTATTTGCCAGGAGAATTCTTTAAGATACATGCTGATCATGGTCCTTATTACACATGTACAGTATCTGCAGTTGTTTATTTAAATGATGATTATGAAGGTGGAGAAATTGAATTTCCTCGCCATAATCTTACATTAAAACCAAAGGCGGGGGACATAATTTTGTTCCCCTCTAACTTTGTTTATGAGCATGCTTCTTTAAATGTATCCTCTGGAACAAAATACTCTGTAGTTGTTATGATGGACTATAATGATCTTTATCATAAAGAAGAGACTGGAGAAACTTATTAAAATATTATTTCAGCCATTTAGACCATGGCTAAATAAGTTCAGCTCATCTTTGCCCAAGCCTACACAGAGTACTATACCAGATTGGTATAAAGAAGCGGATAGGTTTGCAAAAATGCCAAACGGAGAATACTATAAGGCAACAAAAGAAATTTGTCCAGTTCCAAGAGAAGGAACATCAAATGACTATGGTAAAATTCCAACATGGAAAGCTTGTCCAGCTATACTAGATGCTTTTATGACAGGATATGTATTAAGCACTCCGTGCGATTTAGAATTTAAAAAAGACAAATATGGTAAAATAAGAGTTGACGTAAAAGATAAAAAGCATATCGGTTTTGTTTCAGAAAGAACTCCAATGGATCAGTTTCCATCTCCAATTGGGTACTACGAAGAGCATTTTGCTTGGTACCCAGAGTGGGGCATTCAGGTTCCAGAAGGATACAGCGCTTTGTTTATGACACCTATGAACAGATTTGACTTACCCTTTTTGAATACAAGCGGAGTTGTAGATACAGATAAGGTTCATCTACTAGGAACATTTCCATTTTTTATTGCAAAGGATTGGGAAGGAACAGTGCCAAAAGGCACCCCATTTTTACAAATATTACCGTTTAAAAGAGAAGACTGGGATCACGATATAGAGTTTTTAAGTGTAAACGAAATGCAAAAAAGATTAATAGACAATGCAAAATTTTATCGTCAGCCTGACGGTGGAGTTTATAAATCAAAAATTTGGAAAAAGAGAGAGTATAAATGACAACAGAAACTAAAAGCATAGCCTCTACTTGGAGCAGCAAAGAGCAGCTAGCCCCAGGTATATTTGTTTATAGAGACGTACTTAAAAAAGAACTTGATATTATCAATAGGCTTGAAAGTTCTGTTGGGCCAGTAGGAACTAAAGAAAAAAGATATACTTTCCAGCCAGCTTATGTTGGATATCAGCAATTAATGCCAGACTATAGAGATTGTGTAGATTTTAAATTTAAAAAAAGTGATATTGCTTTAGATAAAAGTGAAGATGCAATGAAGCTAAAAGAATTGTGGCAGGATGTGTATGATGTTCAATATCCAGCAGTTGTAGACTATTGCAAAGCACACAATATAATGGAGCTTAAATATTGGGAAGCTTTTAATTTTATTAAATATGGAGAAAGCCAACATTTTATGGAGCACCAAGACCACGGATATTCTTATAATTGCGTTGTGTCCTTGGTTGGTTATGTTAACGATGACTATGATGATGGAGGATTGTATTTTAGACTTCAGGGCCTAGATATTAAGCCAAGAGCTGGAGACCTTTATATTTTCCCATCTAACTTTATGTACCCTCATCAAGCAAAAGCTGTAACCAAAGGAACAAAATATTCTATAGTAACTATGCTTGACTATAGTAAAAAATTTCATACTCAAGAGATGTATGATCCAAAATGGGATAACGAAATCAATGAAAATAACAGCCTATAAAAATAAACAGACTAGGTCTAAAATAGAACAAACTAAAGTTAAAAGAGACTGGATGGATGAAACTCTAAATGCCCATGCATACAAATGTTTTCCAGTTTCTTTGGCAAATACAATTGGTTGGTCAATCTCATTTTTAGATGATATTGAGTTCAGTTGGGATGGTATTTCAGATACGACTCCAGATCATGTAAAGATAATATCGGATCCAGCACAAGTCGCTACTGGCCAAAGAGCAAATGGCACAATTAGTTTTTACTCTGGGTTTTTCTTTGAGACGGATCCAAATGTTTCAATGCTTCAAATAGTTCCTCCTAATTTTTTTGTAGATGGAGCTACTCCGTTTACAACAATTATTTCAACATCTGTTTTGACAGAAGGAATACCAATTGCATGGAAAATAACAAGACCAAATACAGTTATTAAAATTCCAGCAGGTATGCCTGTAGCAACATTTATTCCCATATCTTTGTCAGAGTATCAAAATGTAGAGCTTGAAATAAAAGATAAAGTTTTTTCAGATTTAGAGCATAAACGTAGAAATGAAAGATTAAAGGTTTGGGACGAAATTACTCAGGCAGGCGAATTTACAAATTTTTATAGGGATGCAGTAGATTACGATGGCACTCCTATGGGAAGCGGCCATCATGAGGTTAAGTCTTTAAAGTTGAAGATTACAGACCTTACTTCAGGCAATAAGAAATGATATAATAATAATATGAATCAGACAAATCAAGACGCTTCAGTCGTATACAAAACCCCTTCCTTAACCCCTTCTGGGTTTTTTGGGTCAAGCAAAGACATGATAGTTGAGATAGAAAACTTTATGACCGAGGAAGAGATAGAGTTTCTCGAATCAGCTGCCAGAAAGATTACTATTTGGGATGTAACAGAAAGCCATGTAAATGAAAATGGTACAACTGTATACGACGCTAACTACTGGAAAGATAGAGTTTGCACAAGCCCTTCTTTAGACAAAAATGACCCAGCAATTAGGCCAGTTCTTCAAGGTTTGTTTGAAAGGCTAAAGCCTATTGTTGAAGATTTTTATAAAGTTAAAGTAACTCCAACAGGCACAACAATTGTTCGCTGGCTTCCTGGCCAATTTCAAAAGCCTCATGCCGACAAAGAGCTTCACGAGCTGCCAGATATTGGAATGCCAAATGATTTTCCTTATTATGATCTTTCAAGTTTATTTTATTTAAATGATGAATACGAAGGTGGAGAATTATATTTTCCACTACAGGGAGTTCAATTTAAACCTAAAAAGGGAGCAGCTTATTTTTTCCCAGGCGATATGAATTATATCCACGGAGTAACTGAAATTAAAGGTGCTATAAGATACACTTGTCCATTTTTCTGGGAAATCTTAGAGCATACTGGAGAAAACCAACCAGATCCAAATAAAAAATATCATAGAATACTACTAGATGGAGATATAAATAAATGAGTACTTCAGAAAGATTAACGCCAGACATTTTAGTATTTAAAAACTTTTTAACAAAAGAAGAATCTAAAAAAGTTATAGATGTTTTAGAGGCGCAGGTTGCAAATGAAAAACTATCTTGGACACCTATCACTTTCTATGAATCATACTCATCAGTTTTGCCCCAAGACGGGGATGAAGAGCTAGAGCAGTTCGGCTTGCCATCAGATTTCTTTTCAGTTCTTCAAAATAGAATTATTGATGCTGTAGCTGAGGTGCATGGAAATTCTTCATCTGATATTCATAAAATTGGATTTCATGCTCAAAAGTGGGAGCCAGGAGCTTATGCTAAAGAGCATTCTGACAATACAGATTTAGAAGGAAAAACAGGCCCGTTTGAAAGAAGTAGATACGCAGCTTTCTTGTATCTAAATGATGATTTTGAAGGTGGCAATCTAATATTTAATAAACAAAACCATACACTAGTTCCAGAGACTGGCACACTTGCATCTTTTGCAGGTGGCTTTGATAATACTCATGAGGTTACAATGATAACTTCTGGCATAAGATATACACTCGGATCATTTTGGGATAATCGGTCACCAGAGTCATATCCTCAAGAAACAATAGATGCCTGGGATGCAGAAATGAAAAAGATTAGAGAAGAGCAAGAAGTAATAAAGTCGGAATGGCAAGATGCATTAAAAGAAGGATACAGAATAGATCTATACGGAAATAAATACAAAATAGAGGAGAACGACTAATGAAGCTAGAAGAAAAATTACATGAAAATGTTTACATGTACTCAGATGTAATTGAGAATCCACAAGCAATTATTGATTTGATAAATAAGCTAGATTCTGATGAAAGAGTTCACAAGGTTATTCCAAGCTGGAAAAACTGGAATTCAAGCAGCAGAGACGGTAACATCTTCGGAAAGAAAAAGGACTTTAATCTTTCTGAAGTAGAAAATTTAGATGAAGATATAAGAAAAGACGTAGACTTTATAATATCAACAATTAGAAATGCTATTAAAAATATATCAGAATCTTTTATTGTTGACAGAGGACTTAAGGGAGTTCCAAACGTATCACCATTTGTAGGTATCCAAAAATATATTGAAGGTTGTGCAATGGGCGCACACTTTGATAGACAGGCTGGAGATAACAGCTTAGAGTGGTCGATTATTATTTATTGGAATGATGACTACGAAGGCGGAGAGATATCATTCGTTATCAGACCAGAAGATCTGAGATTAGAAATGAATGGTCATCTTAGACCACCAGATGATGCGCTAGATCCAAGAACAAAAGACATGGTTACATTTACTGCAAAGCCAAAGGCTGGAAGCGCATTGATATTCCCGTCCACAGATCCATACAAGCACCAAGTTCATATCATGAAATCGGGAGAGAAGTTTATTACTCCTGGATTCATTTTTGTTGATGGGTATGTTGTTGGAGGTCCAGGAGGACCATCAGAAGAATATATCAAGGCCTATCACGAACAAAATCAGGAATGATTTAACCATTGCCAGATTATAAAATTGCAAAGTTATCTGATCAAGTTTATGAAATACAAAACTTTTTAACAAAAGAAGAACTTGATCAGGTAATGCAATTTATAAAAGCAAGGGGCGATTCAGACTGGCATGAAGAAAACATTACTTACGATTTCTGGAAAGATAAAGTTTTAAATAGCAGTTTTATAAATGAAGACCCAATGTTTATTAAGATTTATGATAGAGTCTGTAGATTGTTTACTGGTTACGTACAAGTGACTGGAATAAATTTACAAAGATACTTGATAAACGATGCCCTAGGAGAGCATACTGACGATCATGAGGGCCATAGAATTAACGATGAAAAAATTTTTTATGGTGTAGTTATTTACTATAACGATGACTATAAGGGTGGAGAACTAAATTATCCAGATCTTAAAATAATTCATAAACCAACTGCAGGGTCATTGCTTTTACATGGAGGAGAAATACTTCACGGAACGCTTCCAGTTCAAGATAATATAACTAGATATATGTCTACAATGTTTGTAAAGCATAAACTAAATGAAGTTGTGTCTTTAAATAAAGATGTTTTTGGAGAAATAAATGGAATATAAAGGAACTAGCGGTCAAGAAAGATTTGTCACCCAATTGCTCAAAAATAAAGAAAATGGTTTTTATGTAGAGCTTGGTGCTTTTGATTCTAAGCAAGGAAGCAACACATATCATTTGGAAACAGATTATAATTGGAACGGCGTATCATTTGAGATAGACAAGCAAAGACATGCTGAATTTGTTGCAAACAGAAAGAACCCATGTATCCTTGGAGATGCTACACATTTTAATTATCTGTCCTACTTTGAAGAAAACAACTTCCCAAAACAAATTGATTATTTACAAGTAGATATTGATGCTGGATACACCCAGCAGGGAAATGCTGTTGGAAATCCTTATTTAACATTGCATGGACTATTAGCAGTGCCTCTGAGCAAGTACAGATATTCTATAATAACTTTTGAACATGATGCACAAATTGAATATAACAATAAGGGCATGAGAGAAGCTCAAAGAGAAATCCTGTCCTCACTTGGCTACAAATTAGTTGTAAGACAATGGCATGAAGACTGGTGGGTAGACCCATACGCAATTGATTATCTAGAATATAGAGAACACTTTAATATGGGATGGACATAATGAGTGGTCAGCTAAAGCAAGAGCATCACGATGTAGTTAAAGATTATCTTGAAACGGTAGCCAGTAAAAAAAGTGATGCGTACATGCTTACGATTGCAAGAGACGGGGAAGAGCCAGCAAGATCAATTATATTTTTCCCTAATGCCATTGAAGCAGCAGAAGCATATAACATGTATAAGGACTGGGGATTTGCAAAGCAATATTTAACGGTTAGGCTGTATGAGCCAAATGGAAGAATTAACGAGAAGGTATTCAAGAGAAATCAAGCAGGGGATCCTACATTTTTAAGAACAAATTATATTGATATTACAGAAACCCTATTAAAGCTAAAGCCTTTAATTTCAATCGAATCATACGAAGATGCATGCATGGAAATAATGACCTCATTTGCCAAGGATAATTGGAGATTTGACCCAGAAAGATTCCTATCAAATCTGGGAATTGACAAAAAGCTAGACTCTTGATTTTAGTAGTTGTTGTAGTATAATATTAAATATGACTCCTTATAAAAGAATCCCTAGAAGACATTTTACAGATCTTCAGTTTAACCCATACTTTAAGAGTCATGCCTTTATTGAAAGAACAGATGCCGCACACGAAAAGAATAAGCAGTCTGCCTCTAAGATAATAAAGAAATTAAAAAAACTATTTTTTAGGAAATAATGTCATACTACCTTTCTACAATAAAAGATTCTCCTACGGGACTATGGAAGCTTGATGAGACTTCTGGCTCTGTTGCCTACGATATTTCTGGTTGCGGTAACAATGGATCTTATGTGGGTGGAATTGAGATATCTGGAATGCCAATAGTCTCTGGAGGTCGGCATTCAAATAAAATAGATAGCACTAAATCAATTCAGTTTGTTATTTCAAAAGATTTTTCTGGAACGACTGGTACGGGAGGATTTGGAACCCCATCAACCTACGACAACGACTTTACGCTTGAAGCATGGTTTCATCCAAAAACGTTAACATCTATAACTCCAATATTTGCAGATATAGATGGAATTGGTTTATATTGGGACAACGGCAACGTAGTTTTTAAATTAGAAAATGAAAGACTTGATTACTCTGTCCCTAATCCAAGCAGAGTGCTTCATGTTGTTGGAGTATATTCTGTAAGCTCAATGAGTTTGTATATAGATGGAGTTTTGGTTGAAAGCAAGCCCATATCTATATCTTTTACAAATCCAAGCATAACGTTATCATCTGGGCCAGCCCCAGCAGGAGAACATTTTATAATTGACTGTCCAGCAGTTTACAGATATGCTCTTTCTGGAAATTCAATATTATCGCATTACAATAATTTATTTTTAAATAATGATGAGCAGGTTTCAGTTCCAGAGCTAGGTGAGTTATTTATAGGGGCAGAAAGATATCAAGACATAGCAACAAAATATGTTTATCCTGTTCAGGTACCCTGGAGAGACCTTGTATACGATAATGCAGCATTGTCATATAGCCAAAATAATAACAGTATTTATTTAAATTCAGGATTTACTAGCGGAGAGTTTATAGAAGATCTAGTTTTAAACATTACAAATCAATATGTATCTTCAAGGATAGAGTGGGTATCTTCAAAAGGAGTTTCAGTATATGTATCAGAAACATCTGAATCTGGCCCCTGGACACCGTGTGTAAATGGATCATCTATACCAGGATTTTCTCAAGGTTCTGGATTTTCTTCAAATAAAATACTATATTTTAAATTTGTGTTTACCTCTACAAACTCAGACATTTACTTGCCAGAGCTTTACTCTTTAAAAATTTACTTCCATTCTGAAAAGAAAGTGTTTTCTCATAATGGAGGAAGCACATTGGCTACTTCGCAACCAACTATTGGAAGCACTTGGGACTTTGATGTATCAAACAATAAATATCCAATTAGAACCAGAAACTCTGATAATGGAATAAGGCCAAAATCTTCAGCATTTTTTATAAACTCAGTAGAGGATGTTAGAAACATTGAAATGATACTTACTCCAAAATCATTATCTAGTGGTAACCTTATATTTAATAAAACTGGAGAAGTAGAAACATCGTTTTCCTGGGCGGCAGGAGGGGCAATATCAAAATCTAATATTAGCAATGTATACGTAAATGGTCAGGACATTTCTTCGGCAACAAACATATCTTCTTATTTATATATAGGTGAGCCAAATTATATATTAATAAAAACAGCTTCAACAATAACTGGACCCATTTGGTTTAATGGCAAGCAGCTTTTAGGAGTAAGGTCTGGAGTCCTTGACGATAACCAGTATCAGAATATTGCACTGTACCCAGATCCATCAATTAGCCACCAAGAGCATTATGACCTTTATATAGGCAAATCTTTATCTGTTGGGCAAGGATCGTCAATGTCAATGACACAAGGGCCTGTGTCAACATACTCAAGAGACAGGGTAGTGTTCCAAACTCTGTAATTTTGTCAGGTTGAGTGACAAAAAGCTGGACTTATGTATATAAGAATGGTAAAATAATTAACTATGGACATAAAAAGAATTAATGCTCAAATGAAATCTGGGGATACCAGATTGGGTGTTTATGTCTGGGAGATGCCAGATGGCAGATGGGTTGGAGATGAAGACAACAACTTCCTATCAATAGCATCAATGATTGGTAATAAAGAAAGAATTGCTCTGCTAGCATCAGCAGTTGCTCACTATGGAATTGACGTCGGCCAGCCTAAGTTTATTGAGGGAAGCAGACAAATTGACGACGAAGAGTTTGAGTATCAAAAGCAAAGATTAAGATGGGGACTTACTCCAGATCCTTTAGATATTAGTGTACATAAAGAAGAGATGGCTAAGCTGAATGGTGGTAAAAAATGATTGAGAATGAAGACGATATGCTTATTAATAACATAGAGGTTTCTAACGTGGCGGACTGGATGAGATTTAATAATCCAACCACTCAAAAATCAGACGATCTATTTGATATAGAGGGCGAAGATATTTTAAAGCTTTCAGGACTGGGAGCTTCATTTAGAAGAAAAGTTTCTAGAGATCTGCAAAAATCTTTTGTTGGAAAAGACGGCGCAGTAAGCCAGCAGCTTCAACATCAACAAGCAGTTAGCGGGTACGCTACGTTTGATCTAATTCAACCAGAATACAACTTAGATTATCTATCAACAATTTATGAAATTTCTCCATACAACTACGCTGCTATAAATGCAAAGGTAGCAAACATAGTCGGTCTTGGATTTGATTTTATTGAATCAAAAAAGACAACGGATGCCTTAGATGAAATTAATGATGAAAAGCAATTAGAAAGAGCACGTAAGAAGCTGAATAGAATTAAGCAAGACTTGCATAAATGGCTTGAAGATTGTAACGAAGATGAAACTTTTAAAGAAACACTTATTAAGTTCTATACTGACGTAGAGGCTACTGGTAATGGCTATCTGGAGGTCGGTAGAACGACGGCTGGAAAGATTGGGTACATTGGCCACATACCCTCAAAGACAATGCGTGTGAGACGCCTTAGAGACGGTTTTATACAGCTTCTTTACGGCAAGGCTGTATTCTTTAGAAACTTTGGGGATACAGAAACAATAAACCCTATAGCAGGACAAGAAGATAGACCTAACGAAATTATTCATTTAAAAAAGTACACCCCAAAAAATAACTATTATGGAATCCCAGATATAATTGCTGCACAAAATGCAATGGCTGGAAACGAATTTGCTGGTAAATATAACTTAGATTATTTTGAAAATAAAGCGGTCCCTCGATACATTATTACAGTAAAGGGAGCAAAGCTTTCTCCAGAATCTGAAAGAAAATTGCTTGAATTTTTCCAGGTCGGATTAAAGGGAAAGAACCACAGATCTTTATATATACCACTTCCACCAGACTCCCCAGACTCAAAAACTGAATTTAAAATGGAGCCAATTGAAGCAGGGGCGCAAGAAGGCTCATTTGAAAAGTATAGGAATTCAAATAGAGATGAAATATTAATGGCTCACAGAGTACCAATTAATAAAATTGGCACCCCAGCAGGGATTAACTTGGCTGCAGCTAGAGACGCAGATAAGACATTTAAAGAGCAAGTTTGTCTTCCAGCACAGCAAAATCTAGAAAAAAAGCTAAGTAAAATAATTCAAGAAATGACTGATGCAATGGATCTAAAGTTCAATGAACTTTCTCTAACAGATGCAGATACTCAGTCTAAAATAGATGAAAGATATCTTAGATTCCAGGTAATTACTCCAAATGAAATTAGAGTAAGAATGGGAATGGTCCCACGAGAAGGTGGAGATGTCCCAGTAGACCTTGCAGCCCAGGCAGCCGAAATTAAGGCTCAGGCTACTCAAAGTAGAACTCGTGACCAAGAGAGATCAGCAAATTCCCCAGATAAATCTGGGGAGGGCAGAAATGCAAAAGGGGATGGAAGACAAGTCAACTAGTCCTACTCAACTACTTATTTGCCTTTTGATACAACAATCTCTATAATATATA